ATGGATAGCTTTGATCTGGACTTCTATCTCAAGAATAAAGCCAGGATCAGAGCCAGAAGCATCAAGCAATCTCACCGGGGAACTATCAATCCCAAGACTGCCAAGCGGCCCGGACTGATCGTCTGTGATGATATTGATAAAGAAGAGAACATGGGCAACCAGTCCATTGGTAAAAGACGCATGGAGAAGATCACCCAGGAGCTTGCCGGAGCACTTTCACCTGAGGGGAATGGCAAGATCATCTGGCTCGGTAACCTGGTACATCCCAACTATGCGATCTGCCAGTTTCAGGAGCTCATATTAGGCGAAATGCGGGCTGATAATCCTGATTTGGACTTGGGATACCAGTCGGTGCTGAAAACGCACCAAAAAGCGATTTTGCGTTTCTCTCTCGAAGATCAGCATGGTAAGTCCACCTGGGAGGATCAATACCCTACTACCACTCTGCCAAACTTACGTGCTAAATTCGGGATGACAGGTTATCAAAGGGAGATGCTTGGTCAGCCGGTAATCGAAGGAAATATCTTCAAGAACCACTGGTTCACCAAGTATAGATCTCTACCTGAACCATCCCAGATGAAGCGGGTTTGGCTCTATGCCGATCCGGCCTGGGGAGAGAAGGGCTGTTTCAAAGCCATCATCTCCATTGGCTATGATGGTAATCGCTTCTATGTGATCCATGTCTGGATACGTCAGACTGAGAATACGAAGTTCTTCAGATACTACTATGATGCCTATCAGGAGCTTGATCGCACTTACCGAGTGAAAGCCAGAGCAGCCTGTGAAACAACCTACGGACAGGCTCGTATCCTGGCGGACTTCGATCGGTGGGCACAGGACAACCATCTGCCACCCATAAGTCACAGAATCAAGCGTATTGATAACAAAGACAACAAGAACCTCCGCATCGAGAGAACTGAGACCATCATCGAGACAGCCAAGGTGCTCTTCCCGGAAGGACAGGATACCCCTACTCTGATCTCCCAGTTCCTCACTTATCCTGATGGTTATATCGATGGCTGTGATGCATTAGCAGGCTGTCTGGAGCGCTTCTCCGAATATGATATTGGCAGGAACAGAGTGAAAGTCCGGAGATTCAGTTTTTGATGATATTGACAGAAAGAAGAAACTCAGAAAGCTGACTTGTGGAGGTAGTTATGAGAAAAGAGCTGCGCAAAGAAGACGCACTTAGATTTTACGCCCTGATGACCATGGGAGGATATCTAAGTATAGATGCGTGCATTAATACGGCTTATCGTGATTTCTGTAGAACCATGCATGGTATTATGAGCAATAATCGCAACGAAGCTATGAGATCAGAAGCCTCGGAAATCATCAGACGAATGATAGGGAAGGTGTTGAAGGCCAGCTTGACCCAAGCCGAGTTCGATAAACTGCATGGCTCAGCATGCAAAGCGATCAAGAAAGTATATTCGGAGAACCAAACGGCATTCTTCATCGGTCAAGCACAGAAATGGATAAACATGAGCTTCAAGTATGTCTATTTGCTCTATTTAGCTGACCTTCTTGATGTCAGCAAAACCGGCATTGATATCCTAAAACACAACTATAGGCATTTCCATTTACCCATCGATAACATTGTGCTTCAACACCAAACGGTGAAGCGCCTATTCTCCGAGCACATCGGTAGTGTTGCATGGAGCAGGATTGATGATTACTCTATGTATCTTGCTTTCCAAAAGAGCTTACAGGAAGCAGTTAAGATGCCACTCATAGTCTTTGAAGGACAGATCTGGAAGTAACATCCGAGATGAACTTTTACGATAAGCTCATGCTTGAGTACTACCGGGTCCTCAACAATGCCTGGAAGACCGAGATCAAGGATGCTGCCAAGCTTGCCATCCAGATGCTGAGTGATATGCCGAGAGCTGAGAAACTCAACCAGAGCTCAATAGATAAGCTTATGGACATCATCAATACTCAATTGGGAGATGACTTCGCAGCCCTGGTCAATGATCCTACCAAAGCGATAATAGACCGCTGTGTGCGGCTCGGACTGAGGGACACCCAAGTGCAAGCCCCCACAAAGACCAGTATTGGGCTCTGGGGCATCGAAGATCAGCATCTCTCCTCTACTATCCAAAAGCAGCAGTTGTTCTGGATCGGCAATCACTTTGAAGCTGATGTCAGACAAAACTTCGCAGACACCCTCTCTAAAGCAATCGAGCAGGGTTACACCAAAGAGATGCTGGCAGATACCCTCAAAGATCAGTTCAATGACCTCGCCAACAGATCATCCCACTACTGGCAGGGTCTGGCAGAGCATACTGCTCTCCGCATAAGAGAGTTTGGAAGGCTGCAGGGCCACAAGAAAGCCAAAGCCAGATACTACAAGCTTGTGGTGATCCTGGATGATCGTACCAGTGACATCTGCCGTGCTCTATCTGCCCAAGATAAAATTTATCCTCTTAACGATGCATTGGAAGTGATGGATAACCTGATGGCTCTGGATACCAAATCCAACAGCCTGGATGATGCCAGAGAATACATCAAAGCCCTCGCACCGTGGATCAAAGACGATCAGATCGAATACGACTCAGAGATGAACCCGGTTGGGGTATCCGGAGCGCATACTCCGTTTCCGCCCTTTCATTGGAAGTGCAGGACAACGACAATAATCCAATGACTAGCACAATACGCGAACATTATTTGAGAAGATCTGCAGGAATAGTTTTATTAAGTCTCTTGATCTTTTCCTTAAAAATTAGCGCTCTTATTTTTGCATGCAACGTCATCCATACAATATGGTTTAGTAAATAACCGATTATAAATAGCAATGCAACAGCAATTAGATAAGCGATGTTTCCAACGATTTTTTCAAGAAAGTAAGCTGCTAACCATGATACTAAGAAATCCATAATGAACACAAAAGGTCTCAATATGCAAATAATCACTTTTGATAAAACTGAGGCCTTTCGCTTGTATTCGATTTCTTTTCCTTCTCGGAAACTACGAATTTTATTCATCTTATCGTTGCTGTTTTCGTATTTGCCTCGAAATTCGTCTCTTTCTTGAGTTACCTGTTCGGTTTTTTTTATCTCTTCGTCTTTCAATTGTTTTATATATTCATCTTTAATTCTCTCTACTTCTTCTGCCGTTAGACGATCAATGTTGTTTAAGGTATGATTTTCCAGTATGTCGTGAAGGACTATATCTTGTAGAAAAGATTGAATTAAGGCCTCATCTACATTCTCTTTTTGACAGATGTCTTTGAACATAACCGTAAAGCGCTCTAACAGCGATTTATTCAGAGAGTTAATACTAGTCGCTATTGCTGCAAAGAGTGATTTGTTTATCTGCTCATATTTCCCACGGTTCAATAACCACAATAGCGATCCAATAAACATATCACTGTGGCAAGGAGCTATATGTCTATCTTCAACATATTCCAACTGAGTGAGACACTCAATCAAAGTGATGCTTGACGTGATAAATATCGACTTAGCATCTTTTAAAAACTTGGGTTTTAACTTGTCTCTATCGATCAGAATAGATATTATCGATCTCGCATCCCTTTCGGCTGAACTCTCCTCGAACAGATGACGAGAATTTCTTCTTTTAATCAGCGACTGCGTGATTTTGGTTTTAAGATCGTCATATTCATCGGAAAATTTTGCTGCCACTATATCGATATTATGCCTATTTAAGGCATTTTCTACTGATAGAAGAATGATCTCAAGATCAGTTTTCGGCTTTCTGTTTCTTTTGAAATAGACTAGTGTCGAAGGTGCAATATAAGGATCGTAATCATCCCAATGTTTTAGGCAAATCTGCAAAATATCTAAAATCTCTTCATATGTATGCTTGAAGATGTGTAATCTAGCTCCAGTCTTATGCAGAGCTGATAAAAGCTTATTCATTGAATCATGATAATAGCTACCTTCTGCGCCAAGTAAATATAACATTATTCTTGTGTCAAAGTAACAATCGAGACCTTTGAAATCTACATGGTTATCAAACTCTGGGCAGAACAGTAATTCAGAAACCGAGTATCCGAAGCTGATGTCAATGATGGTATTAAACATATAAGTGTTTGTTTTCGATAAATGTTCTATAAACCTTGCATACATGTAATCATCTTCGACTTGAGAACTTAGTTTTTTAACGCTATTTTGGCGGACAATCTTGTCTCGGAAAGCATGATAATATGTATACTCAGTATTAGCATATACGATTTTTTCAAAATCATCTGTAACTAGGACTTTATTGTAGTCTTTGAATGCCTTGGAGAATTCGTTGAACAATCCTGTAAGTTCAGTGATATTGCTGGCAAAATCCCTTCTATGATTGTTAATTGCTGGAACCACACGATCATCTTTCAACGCTTTATCCGTGAATCGATATCTGCCTTTGTCTTTTTTAATCATTCCTTTATTCATCGATTTTGTCAGAATGTACTGCAGGACATAAGAAGGGAGATCTAACTGAAACTCGCTCATAAACAGATTGTGAAACAAACTCTCATCATAGAAGGTCATGTTGTGTGTTATAGCTACGTACTTGATTAATGGTATGTAGTTTTCGAATATAGTGCTCTTCGCTCCATCCATAGAAGCCAACAATGATAGTGTCGTAATAGCGCTATTCATTACCCCTCCGTGTTATTTAACTCTGAACTAAATAGTGATTTGAAATTGAGTCTTTTGGACACACTTTCAATTCCATTTACCATCATCGATAGTCGCTTTAATTCGATTGATGAGATTCTGCTTCAATTCTTCAGCTGATCTCCATTTTATATGATTATATTGCCGTGTATCGAAATGAAGATTATCGAAATCATCGTCTCTACAAGTCCAAATGACAGGAATTCCTAAGCCCTTAGCGAATCCAGCTTCAAAATAAACACCACCCCTATGCATTGTGAAATCCGCAATTACAAAGGCAGACTGCTTGATTTCAGAGATGATTCTATCGCAAATCTTGTCATTATGTTGAATTTGATCTATTCGGAAAGCATAGTATCCACATTGCTCAACTGCGGGCACAATAGCTTCCTTGCAGATTTCATCTAGAACTGGATCACCAAACTTCATAGCAATGAACACTTGTTTCGATTCTGGCCTAACCTTACGAAGCAAGATTATTTTCTCCCAACCCTTGACTTGAAGTGTGAACACATAGTTTTTCTGTTCTGAATGATACTGACCAATATACTCCAATTCCTGAGCCATCATAAGTACTGCCTGCATTTCGTTGTCATCGTGCACATACAATAATGGAATATCGGATTTCGGAACTGTAATACCTACATTGAACCTGGTAGCCTTTCTCCCACAATAAAGCATAAGAAGATCAAGAACTTCCAATGGATCGGAAGGAATTCGAATACTACCTTTAATCTTTTCGTAGTTTTCACCCTTTATATCTATCTCGTCTGCTGCCCCAGATGATAGATGTCTGAGGGCAATACTCATGTCCATGTCTGGATCATTTTTTTGCTGTCTCTCACTCAACACACGAAGTAATACATGACTAGTTATCTTGAAGTTACCGCAGTATGAACATACAACATGAACTATATTTCCATAATCGCTTTTTCTAAGGTTTTCACTTAACTCTCTATGGCATATTGGACAGATGTTTTGCTGCAAATCCATCATCTTCCTCTACAGATAAGCTTACGAATGGAATTTCACTGATTGTTCTATCATGCTTAGTATGTGTGATAGATGAGTTTCGTCTTTCATGATGATCTGATAGACCCCATTGCCCCATTTCCCTTTACTGGAGACATCCTCAGCTATGTTCAGATTATCCATCAGTTTCCCCTTGGGAACATTCAGTGTTAATTTCAGTTGGGCTTTATGGATTTCAATAGCCACAATGTCCGTAGTGCCTTTAAATGCTAAATAGAGTTTCCTGGGCACCAAGGTTAGGTTCCATCTTGTTAATATACTATCCCTAACTGTTTCATAGAGTGAGCGTATATCTTCATTAGCCTTTTGAATATGGTCAGCTTCGGTATATACCTCCAGTTCTTTAGCCACCTTGCCAATAGCGTTCGTGGGAGCTATTTTTTTGATGCTAGCGCTGGAACTACCATAGTCGATGCGTCGAAATGAGATGTGCTCATCATGATAGGTTTTGACTTCCCACAGTGAAATTGGCAGATCATTGAAGATCAGCGACCCAAGTTGGTAGTTATTAAAGGCAGTAGAAACGAAGTATATCCTGGACTGAGCCCAATCTATGTCATTGATATCATAGCGTTTATTCTTTACATTGCTGAACTTGAGAACGAATTCCGCTTTTCTGTCCAACATCTTACCTAGGTACGCATAACCCTGGTCGATAACGCTCCTATTTTCACTCCGCTTGTATTCTATGATCACAAAAGAACTAGTTTCAGGGTCGAAAGCTAGCGTATCCAACCGGTAATAACCCACAGAGAATTCAGAGCAAACAAACTCCAATCCGAAGAGCAGTGATAGGTTTTTTTCCGTTATGCTCTGAAGCGTCTTTTCTTTCGCTATTTTGGCCTCTTTTATCTCGTACAAGGCTTCATTTTTAGATAACTTGAACAATCTCACCAATCCTCCTTTTTATTCATTCCAGAGTTTATTGATCCGATCTTGTATCTTTTGCTCATATAGAGCAATTAACTTACGGTTGGCTTCTACTAGCTTCTGCTCATCCTCGATGCGGTCAATTATTTGTATCTGTTCAGAAATTGGTGGAACAGGAATATCCAGAGCACCAATAACGGCTTTCGAAATTTCTTTAAAAGTACCGCCTGTGCCCAAGGAATCAAGTTTATCTTTTAATGACCTCATAACGTGTGCAAGAAACATATTGTTTATCTTGCTTGGATCTTTTACTATCAAATTTTTGAAACCTTGATTAGTAGATAATGGAGTTTCATTAATTGCGACCCTACCAATAGTAGCTCTTGAACTGACTAATACAGAACCAGCAGGAAGCATTTTTGCTGACGATGTGCTTAGTCCTTTTTGTGTTATTTTCCTTTGCGTATCGCTGATTCGTGACACATAATCTGATGGGGGTAAGTCGACCAATGTTACCCAAGGAATATCTCCATTCCAATAATCGACATTCCCAGAATCAGGAGTTCCGCCTGATATAATATCTGCCAAAGTACTCAAGGGTAGTAACCTCCATTTTGGATCAATATCAATATGTGGTTTCCAATTGTCCACAACTTGCTTGGCGCCATCTATGATCTTCTGATAGGAATCCAATTCTGCAACTATCTCTTCCTGGACTGAAAGGGGTGGGAGAGGGATCCGCAAACTTGAATACTGCTGTGCATTGATGTTGGATATTGTGCCAGTTTTTGATTGTTTAATGATCCAATTTGCATAGTACTCAGACTTAGTAAGGTAGAATATAAATCTTGGTAAGGCTTTATTCTTATCAAGGACAAAACGGATTAGATATCCTGCAAAGATAAACCTACCTTTCTGTCGGTGAATATATACCCTACCAACAGACCCTGATCTAGCGAAAAGCAAGTCATCTTCATTCAATAAATATTTTTCATTGATCACTGAGGGAGACACTATATCGTTATCTTTCAAGTTGCCATCGTCATCTATATCGGTTATCCGGATATACCTTGTCTCTCCATCATAATCAGTTTTTGCGGCTCCCGACCCATATTGAGCCTTTTTGACACAGATTTCATCAAGTCTAACAGTATCATATGTATAACTGTTTGATGTAGAAGAGATATACCTCTCCCAGCTAAGATTAAAATCTCCATTCTCTGCCAACCTTGTCTTTTCGACCAAGCTCACATTTTTGTCGGATGCTATATACTCTTCACCAGAAAGCACAGATTCTTTGTATGCCATCGCATTATCAAAGGCGGCAGGGAGGTCATTGGCTTCAATAGGCCTTCTCTGAGCGCCCAAATCAAATCCATCGTTGTTGATCTTGAGGAAAATGATCTTATCAGTTTTTTTGGCAAGGGCTTTATCGATCCAGAGAATAGAGGTTTTTACTCCAGAATAGGGATTGAATACTCCTGCCGGAAGCGATATAACTCCTACAAGGTAGTTTTCTTCAACCAGCAGCTTACGAAGCTGTTTATAGGCGTTTCCACTTTGGAAGATGATACCTTCAGGTACGATGATTCCCGCTCTGCCATTGTTAGTGAGGTGTTCCAGCATATAGTCCACAAAGAGCACTTCACTGCGTTTGGCCTGGATAGTGAATTTATGATGGGGACGGATACCCCCCTTGGGAGTCATAAAGGGAGGATTGGCGAGAATCACATTAGCGTATTCATTCCAGCGTTCTGTGCTGGTGAGAGTGTCATACTCAAAGATCTGGGGGGTGTTGAAGCCATGCAGGTACATATTGACCAGAGAGAGGCGCACCATCTCAAAGGCAATGTCATAGCCCTTTATGTTCTTATGCAGAAATGCCCGCTGATCCGGAGTAAGCAGATCTCCTGTGTATTTTTTGCCATTTTGGATAACCAGCTCATCCAGAGGTGTGTTGTGCATGGCAAAGGTGTGGGGGTCATTTACTTTATCATAATTTGAGCTATTCGTTTTGATGATGTGTTTATAAGCAGAGATCAGGAAACCGGCTGTCCCGCAAGCGGGATCGAGAATGCTGTCCTCCTTTTGGGGATCGATAAGTTCCACCATAAAGTCTATAATGTGGCGAGGAGTTCTAAACTGACCGGCATCGCCCTGAGAGCCAAGCACAGCAAGCAGGTATTCAAAGGCGTCACCCAGTTTTTCACTATGCTCATAGGTAAATTCGTCTATGCATTTCAGAAAGAGTTTCAAGGTTTCCGGGTCACGGTAGGGTAGGAAGGCATTCTTGAAAATATCCCTGAAAAGTGTGGGTATAGAAGCATTATTGGGTATCTTTGTCAATGCGTCCTGATAAAGCATAACCCTGCCCTCGCCACTCAGCTTTTGGTCAAAGAGTCTGTTCCATGCGTATTTGGCATAATCACCTGTAAAATACTTCGGTTTGCCTCCAAGCTCTATGGATTCGTTGTCCATATCATACATAAATTTATAGATCAGAGCTATGGTTATCTGCTCAACCTGGGAACTGGGCACGGGGACTTTACCGACCAGGATATCCCTGGCGTCGTCTATCTTCTTTTTCGTAATAGAATCTAACAAATGGTTCTCCTACATAAACTTATTAAGGACTACATAGTCCTTGATGTATTCCGGGATGGCAGTGCGCCACTTATCTTTGACAGCCTTGAAGTCGTTCATACCGAAACGGGGATATGTGTAAAGTTCCGCGTAGTCCCTGCTGTCAATGATGTCTCTTAACCGATTATCTGTAACATAGGCCTTGAAATAGTATTTGAGCGCAGGTATGTTATCTGTGGTATTGGGTTTAAAAATGGAGATAAACTTGTCAAATTCTGCATTAATCAGCTCGTCTTTGGATTTGAAACCGGGGATGAGGCCAAATGCTTTTTCCACGATCTCTCTGAGAGTTAAGCGGCGATCAAGCTGGATAGAATGTCTAAGCTTCTCCAAAGTAAAGAAATCCTCTGGTTTATCGATAATGTTCTGATTGATATAATCCAAAACATAATCCCATTTTCCGTCGTTGACCCCTTGCTTGACTTTTGGGTCTTGCTTGATCTTCTCTTCGAACTTTTGGAAGTACATGCGGTCGATTTTCATACCTTCTGTTCCAATGGACTTACGATCAATCTTTGCCAGAGGATCGGGAGTGTGAATTTCTGCACTTGTTGCTTGAGGTTGAGGGGGCTCCCCACCAACAGGGAAGGTGGTTTGTTCATTTAAAACAGGGAGCGCCAGGACCTGGTCGTAGTCGAACTTTTCTTCAAAATACTCGCATACTGCGAAGAAATCAAAGAGGATATAGCCTGTTTTGATCTTGTCCTTATGCTGTTCCTTGAGAGATGGATCAATAAATTGCTCGTAGAAATTGTGGAGCCGAGTCCCTCTGCCTTTGATCTGGATGAACTCTGAGGGTGAGAAAATGGGTCGCATCAAGGCTATGTTGAGGATGTCCGTGCAATCGTAGCCGGTGGTCATCATACCGACAGTTACGCATACCCTGGTTTTGGATGTGCGGTAATCAGATATGAAGTTTCCTCTACCGGAAAGGTTGTTGTTGGAGAAGTTGATGGACATTTGCTGAGCCGTAGGTATGATAGAAGTAACCTGCATGGCAAAGTCAGAATTGTATTTGCCAGGGAACATTTTATCAGCCATCTCATTGAGGATCTGGGTAAGTTTAGTGGCATGCCTTTGGCTTACCGCGAACACTATTGATTTACCAATCTCGCCGCTGATGGGATCATAAGCGGCATTTTCCAAGAAAGCACGGCAGAGGGTGACATTGGTGTTCTCCGAAAAGAACCTCTTTTCAAAGTCCCTTTCTTCAAAGTAGGTAATAGATTCCTCTCCTTGGAAGTCCTTTTCCACATAGGCAAAGCCCTGATCTGATAATAACTGGGTGGTTACTTGGGAACGGGCATCGATCACTGTTGGGCTAACAAGATAGCCATCTTTCACACCATCAACCAAAGAATAGCGATATGTGGGTATGCCACTCTTGCAACCAAAGGTCTCATAAGTATCTAAAAGTAATCTGCGTTCATACTCCCGGGTGCTGTTCTCGTTGGGTTTTGCGTTTTTAAGATAGTCTTTTGGCGTTGCAGTTAGACCAAGCTTATAACCTACGAAGTACTCAAACACAGCTCTGGCGTTGCCACCGATGGAACGATGAGCCTCGTCAGAGATTACCAGATCAAAATCGGTGGGGCTGAACTTGGTGCGGTATTTATCGGCTGACAAGAGAGACTGAACCGTCGTTATGACAATATCGGCTTTTCTCCAGTCGTCCTTGTTTTCTTTGTAGATCAAGGATGTGAAATCATTCTTGAGATACTTGACCATATTACGCTGGGCTTGGTCTTCCAATTCCAGGCGATCTACCAGGAAAAGTACTCGGTGAGCGTTCCCAGTCTTAAGAAAGAGCTTTATTACGACAGCAGAGATAAGTGTCTTTCCTGTCCCGGTTGCCATCTCAAATAGGAAACGGTTTTTCCCCTTTCGGACTGAGTTTTGAATCGATTCTATAGCCTTTACTTGATATGGTCGCAGTAAACTGAGGTTGTGCTTCTTCAGATATTCTGCTCTAGTATCCTCGTTGTAGAAATCAGGGCTTTGGTCGTAGTCATGCTTTTGGGTTACCGCTATATAGCCAGAGGTCACGATCTCGTTCACCAATGCATCAGGATCGGGATTGTAGTGCTCGTAGCCCTTCATAGATTCTGGGGTGGGAAATTTTGTGATAATGTAGGGGTTGCCCTGCTGTGTGTCCCAGAAATAGTGTAGATTACCATTAGATAGTAAGATAAACCTACAGTTTTGAGAACGAGCATAGGTTCTGGCTTGTTCTTTCCCCACCAAAGGGCTGTGCTTTTCCGATTTTGCTTCCAGCACAATAATGGGATGGGAATGCTCATCTAAAAGCAAGAAATCTATAAATCCCCTGGATACTTTCTCAAAGTCTGCGCCATATTCATCTATCATTTTTTGCGTGACCTTGGTTTGGTTTTCGAGCAAGATATTGGCTGGTTTGCCCTTCTCATCAAAGAACCTCCAACCTGCTTCTTTCAAAAGATCATTAATCTTGATTCGTGCACTAGCTTCTTTACTCATCCGTTTTCCTTCGGTTCATAATAGATATAATTCTTTACATCTATCTATCACTTTCCGCATAAGATTCAGTGAATATGCAATATCTGTTTCTGTCAAGTCCAAATTCTGTGTCATCCTTGCTCATCCTGATTTGTCAGCATAAAGGGTAGTGCTTTCCTGGCTCCGGATCAATAATCACAACTGGAACAAGGAGATAGCATGACCGAAACATTGATGAACCGAATCAAAGCTCAGTTAGTCAGACATGAAGGTCTGCGGCTGAAGCCCTACCGCTGTACTGCAGGTAAACTGACTATAGGTATCGGCCGCAATCTCGAGGACCGAGGCATATCCCAGAAAGAAGCATACGCTATGTTAGAAAGGGATATCTTGGACTTTGAACAGCAATTGCTCAATGAGATACCCGAAGTGTACAATAAGCTCGATGAGGTGCGCCAGTCGGTGCTGCTTAATATGTGTTTTAACCTTGGTATCAAAGGACTGCTGGAGTTCAAGAACACTTTGGCATTTATCGATGCCGGTGACTGGGAACGAGCCGCCAATGGCATGCTTGCTTCCAAATGGGCTAAGCAAGTAGGTCGCAGAGCTATAGAATTATCCGAACTGATGAGGAAAGGTAAGTGATACCGATCCCGGTCGAGACTGATGTTATGCTCGCCATCCTCAATCTCCCCAAGGAGATGTTTAACAATGGCATCTTCAAGGAGCATCAGGGACTTGTTTTGGAGATGATCCACTCTATTGTGCTGCGGGAGCACTATGACCGGGCAACTCACGATGATCTGCCGGAAGAAGAGCCTTTTCTAGTTTCTTTTCGTTTTGGGTTCTGTTTCCTGATGCTGCACAGTACCTGTGAGTTTCTCAATTTGAAGACCCTGGGCGAGGGCATAGTCAAGACTGTAGGTTTAGACCAGTCCGCGACCGAATTGCTCACAGGGAGCGAAATAGATGCCTTTAAAGCTAACCTTGAGCTGAGGGCACTCACCATCCTGCATACCTACCTCAATCCTGCTGGTCTGGATCGCCTGAACGAACTCAAGCCAAGACAGCCGCGTGCTATCCGGGTGGGAGTGATCTGATGCCGGATAGCTATACTTCTCCGGATGAACTGATGCGGGAGATCTACCTGGCAATCTATGCTGCCTTGGAGAGTCGTCTACATCTGATCGGTTCTGTGATCGATGCCGAGTCCCGCAAGGAGATACTGGCACAACAGATTTACGATAAAGGCGACTTCTATGGCAATACGGGCTATTTGGTGGAGACCAGTCCTGATGCCATGATCCTGAGAGTAGGATCCAACGTCCGTCACGAGCCATTCGTTTTGGGCGGTAAAGTGCCTTCCTGGACTCCGATCGCTCCTCTAATCGCTTGGGTCGAACGCAAGCACCTGTCCTGGACTGATAAAGAGACAGGCAAGCTGTTGACCGTAGCCGAGATCGCTTATCTCATCCGGGGCAAGATCAAGCGGGAAGGCATTGCTGCCCGTAATGTGTTTGCTACTGTCATAGCTAACCGGGAGCAGTGGATCTATCAGCAGTTGAACGATATCGAGGTGAGCCTGTGACCGCAGTTGAGAAATACCAAGCCGAACGCAGCCGCATCTCTGAGTCATTGAAACTGGCTGGAGTAGTTGAGATACTCTACAACAAGGACAACATTCCCAAGAACCTGCCCTGCGCCATTCTGATCCTCGACTCCGAGACAGGCAAGCATGGCACCTCCCGGCAGTATGTGGATACCGATATCGCCTGGACAGTCTTCCTGATCGTCAATGCCCAAAACGTATCCGATCCGGACTCTGAGCTTTACTCGCTAAAGGAGAAGTTCAGGTCTTACTATCAGAAGCTGATGAACCGGGACCTGCCCAGTGTGGAGTATTATACCAGCCGCATCGATGGCACACGCCTGGTCAGGATCGCCAAGATAGATCTGTTGAAAACTGGCATCGGAGCTGGCTCATGAGAGTGATGCGATTAGGTGCTTATAACCTGGCTATCAGTTCTGCTACTGATCTCTTAGAGACCAAGTACAAACCTGATCCGATTGACTTATCCAAGTGCACCCGGATCGGTAAGCAACTGATCTCTAAAGCCGCCGAGACCAAGAAAGTGGTCTCACAGCCCTACTCCATGAGCAATCTGCTCAACCTCTTAGATACCGATGAGTACCACTCCGGCTGCATAGATGCCCTCACGATGGCAACCATTATGCAGTTCGAGTGTAAGAACAGCCAGGTCAAGTCCTGGATGGAAACAGCGGAGTTCCCTGCCTGTGAAGATCAGACAACTATCTTAGGCGAGATGATGAAGTTCTATCTTGCCTGCGGTAACGGCTTCCTGATCAAGATGCGGAACGCTCAAGGTCAGTGGATGGGACTGGAACGCATGCTTCCCTCGGAAGTGCAGATCGTGGAGAACTATGACGAGTTCGGTTTCTTCAAGCCCAACTACATCCAGGTGAAGAACAACCAGAAGAAGGACTTGGCTTACGAGGATATCATCCACGTAAAGAAGTCCACCCACAGGTCAAACGCCTGGGGCCTGGCCTGCCTGCCCATAGCCATCAACATCGAAATCTTGGGTGAAATCAAGACCTTCGACTACAACAACTTCAAGAACGGCCTGATGATCGACTACTTCGTGATCGTGGAAGGCGGTACCCTACGGGATGGAACTGTAACTGACGAAGCTGGCAATGAAGTGCTGACCGATGCCTATACCGAGATCGAGAAAGCACTCACAGAAGTGAAAGGCAATGCTAAAAGCCACTCTACAGTCCTGATCGAGAGTGAGAACCGGGATGTGAAGATACGCCTAGAACCACTCAGACAGCAAGACCGGGAAGGCGGCTTCCTGGGCCTCAAGAAAGACCTCAGGGAGGGAATCCTCGCTTATCACCGTGTCCCGGCAAGGATTGTCTCACAGCTTATCCCTGGGCAGCTTGGTGGCGATAACCGCAGTGATATGGCTATGTTCTACCACTTCGTGATAAAGCCGCTTCAGGAGCGTCTTGCGCTCACTCTGGCGATAGAGTTCAACTATGAGTTCGACTGGAAGGTATCTCCTTCCGATTTCAACTTCGGTAACTTAACCGAGATTCTGCAATCGGATGATGAGAAGCTGTTTATGAGCAGCAGGAATGGAATCAATTGATTAACCATAATACTATGAAAGTATCATCTGCAGTATATTCTATTTCGAAGTCAGGATTGCGCAAATTGCACTCCTCACATGTTTCGTTTAACCATTCTTTCCAATCCAATGCTGCATCTTTGTCATTAGTAGCAATGGCTATGATGCCCCCACATATTTTTCGTGCATTCAGTTTAGCCGAAAACTCCTTAACGTACTCGGCTATTCTTGAAGTAGTATCTTTATTACTAACTGTTTCGTTCGCTGAATCTTTTGCATCACCCATAAACAAATTATCATCATCAACATTTAGAAATAACACATCTGGTTCCATTCCATTTTTAAATGTTACTTTTTTAGTATATCCAATACTATTAGCATATTGGGTTAGTTTTGTTTTAATTCTCTTATGCTCTTGGCCTTCAAGAATCTTTTGCTTCAAAATGTTAATATTCTTTTCCATCATCGTCTCCTAATTAGTCGATTTAAACTTCAAAATTCATGCTGACTATTTTGTCAATACATTATAAGGAGGTACAATGTACCCATTTAGTAAAAACAGTAAGATCGTCCAAAAAGGAGAACTCCGCAACGTTGAAGTTGAGCTGGTCTCGCTTCTCTTCGATGAGATGACTCCCGCCAACCAAAAGGGCTTTGTGGTCAAGAACGCCAATGGCAGAAGCTTTGAACACAAGATCAACTCCACCAAGTTCAAAAGTGAAACGAGTGGCACTCAAGGACGGCTTTATGTCACTCTGATGGAGCCCAACATCCACGATTCCCAGGGTGACTATTACACTCGGGAAGAGATTCAGAAGGCCTGCGATCACTTCGCCAAACACGGCTTAGTCGGCAAGTGTGACGTCAATCACAACATGCAGCCGGTACCTGAGTTCACCGTAGTCGAGAACTACATCCTCAAGACCAGTGACCGTGAACACTTCCCCGATACCAAGGTGGGTGCCTGGGTCCAGGTCTTGAAGTGTGAAGACCTCAACTCTGAGCTCTGGCAGAAGGTCGAGAAAGGCGAGTTCAATGGTGTCTCCATCTATGGCAGAGCTGATGACTACAGCGGAACCGAAGCCAGCTTATCTGAGATCAAGAACGAGCTCAACAACCTGCGTAAGGTAGCGGAGCATAACAACAACTCCGAGCTGCAGAAGGGCATTACTGCTATCACTGAGAAGATCAGTGAGTTGGAGAAGGGCAATCCCAACCTCCAGATTGGTGATGCCATCTACAGCATCGAGAAGAGCCTCAAAGACCTCTCTGTGACTATGTCTCGTGCCATCTCGAAATCGATACCCGGAGAGCCAGATGCTAACCATTCCAATGTGGATAAAGAGGTTACAATCGATGGCAACAAGATCATGGTTAAAGCCAGCCATCGTGAGATCTACAAGGGTATCTCCGACGTTGACTCCGGCAAGGCCATGAACATCCTGAGTGCCAATACAACTTCTCTGTTTATCGATGAGGTGATTGGCAGCCAGCCCGGAGATACCCTCTCGGACATCTCGGTGCTGCCGCTACTCAAAGACGAGAAGATCGACGTCGGCCTGATCGATGACCTGGTCTTCAAGAATTCCCTCGATGGAGCTCTGACGGCTCAGAATGTATCGACTGCTGATCTTTCCGTTCCCACCGGGATACTCAATGCCGAGTTCACCTTAGGGAGAGATGTGGTCGAGTTCTACAAGGACAAGTACGGTGAAGATGCCTTCGGTGCCTATGTAGAGAATCACATCGCCAAGAAGACCGAGAAAGCCATCCGCATGCTGCTCTTCAAGGGTGATCGAGCCTCAGCCACTGCCAAGATCAAGGCTCTGGATGGAGTGATCAAACTGGCAACTACTGCCACTGATGTTACCAATCTCTCCAAGGCAACCTACACCGACTGGGCGAAGCGCTTCGAAGCCGCTCTACTGGCCTTCTCCGACGAGATGCTGGAAGAGCAGGAGAACTTCAAGTTCTATGTCAGTCATAAAGACCTGATCCGCATCCGGGCCGAACTCGCCAAGCGTGAGACCGGAGCCGGAGACCGCCTGCTGCTTGAAGGCGGCAACGTCTCCTTTGCGGGTATCCCTGTAAAGCCTCGTCTTATGGATGCCGATTACATCATCGGCGGTCTGCCCAAGTTCATTATCGTCGGCTATCGCACTGATGCCGAACTCAAAGTCGAACACCACGGAAGCGATTGGAAGTATCACTGGTACATCCGTATCCGGCCCGGTATCACCTACATTTCCGGCTTCGTGAAAGTGTTCAAACTCACAACCTAAGCAATATCCAAATAAAGGAGTACCTATGGACTTCATCTTCGCCAATCAGGAGTTTATCCTGGGTCTGATCTCGGCTCTGGTGGTCTGGATCATCTCCAGAACCACCGGAAGTGTAATCGACAAGGCCAAGGTCAACTCGGCTCTGGCTATCATCCTGGACATCATCCAGGACATCAAGATCAACCCTGCCACCAAAGACCTGGATGATTATGCCAAGAAGCAATTGGCAGTGGAGCGGGCTACCAAGTCCCTCCCAACCAAGCAGACTAAAGTCATTCTCAAGGTTTTCGGCACTATCGGAGGAGCCATCGAATACGTGTTCCACAACCGCAAATGGCTCTTTAGCATCGGCAAGGCGATCAGAGGGGTGTTCTGATGCCCAACCCTATCATACCACCCACTTATCCCGCCCCTATGACCGAAGCTGATCTCAATTTCAGCAAGTTGATGGATGTCTTGATTGCCGATCTCGTTTACTTCGGGATCGGCACCTATGATCAGACCTCCATCGATACGCTGTATGCCACTCAAGGCTCGGTCAAGACGGAACTGACCACCAACTTCGATCTGCTCGGGGAACTAGCCGAGAAGCCCGGTAAGACGGACTCTAAGCTGTCCAAGCTCAAGACCCGCAATTATACCATCCCGGGCAAGCGCACCAGCACGGTCGAACTCAATATCTCCGGCTTATCCACCAAGCAGAAGAACTTCCTGGAGAGCACTCTGTTCATGAGCAAGGACACCACCATCGTAGTGGTCTCCAAAGAGTATGACAGAGCTGTGATCTTTACCGGACTCCGCTGGACGGTTGACTGGTCGGGAGAGGCTGACGGCCTCTTCAATGTAGTCATCTCCACCGAGTTCTCCGGAGTAACCTCCAACAAGATATACCTGCTCAAGGATATCCCTGCGGGTGTCTGATCTAACAGCACTTCGCAACTACACTCTAAAACAAGGAACCAAGATGGATTGCCTGTGTAAACCTGAAATCGCGGGGTCCTCGCAGCACGACTTGTCGGGCTGTGGGGTGCTCAAAGAAAAGATAGATTCAGTGCACGAGGAGATCTACGGCAATGGTGACAGCAGCAAGTCACTGGTAACCAGAATGGCGAGAGTGGAGACAAACATGAAGATACTTCTGTCCGTCTCCACCTCCCAGTTCTTTCTGCTGTTGGGCATTGCCCTCAAGATGTTCTTCGGCAACTGAAAAAGGACTATTCTATGAAGCGAGAACCCAAACTCAGCTATAGCCAACTGCGGCAAATACTCTGCCTCACTATCTCCAATGCGACCCTGAAAGCCAAGCTTGAGGACTTCCTCTCCGGCCAGGCAGCCAAGGTCAGTGAGGTGGAATTGCTGGAACTGATCAGCCAATCGGAAGCCGATAAAGAGCTGATAAAAATCATCTCAGGAAGAGAACCTGACGCAATGGATGCCCTCGAAGCCCTGGAGCATATCTCCGCTTTTTTCGTCTATATCAGAGCCAACAAAGAGAGGTTCGCAAGTTGGCTCGGGAGTTTCGGATTGGCGGTAACGGCGTCTCCAAATACCCCTTCGAGAGGTTTGAAATGATCCTGCGTAAACTGGGCTTCACCAACGAGGACTTCAATAACCTGACCTTGCCGGAACTATACCTGCGCTTGTGTCTAACTGATCCAAAAGGAGACGCATAATGGATGCCATCATCGGCTGGATAGGCGGTAAACGCCTGCTTCGGAAAGTAATCGCTCCCTACGTTCCTAAGGACATCACCGGGTATATCGAGCCCTTTGGTGGTGCTGCTTGGATGCTCCTCTACAAAGAGAAGTGGGGAGATCTGGAAGTCTATAACGATCTCGACAACCGCCTGGTCAATCTCTTCCTGCAGGTGAAGTATCATCCTGATGAGCTGATCAAAGAACTGGACTGGTTAGTAGCCAGCCGCAAGCTCTTTGGCGATATCCTCAAGCAGGAAGGATTAACCGAGATACAGCGGGCTGCCAGGTTCATTTTTCTGATTACCAGATCATTCGGCTCAAAAGGTGACAGCTTCGGCACCTCTCAGAAGCGTGGCACCTCCAGTATGTATAACCGTCTGGAACGCATCAAGGAACTCCACAGACGTTTGGATATGGTGATCATTGAGAACCTCTCTTACGAGCAGGTTATCGATAAGTACGACACCAAGAGCAACTTCTTCTACTGCGATCCACCTTACATGCTTGGCTACACCTACGAGAACAGCAAGCAGTTCAGTCATGAGGAACTCTGCAAGAAGCTTAAGGGTATCAAGGGACGCTTCATCCTCAGCTATGATGATAATCCGGATGTTCTGAAGCTATACAAGGACTTTGATATCAAGCACGTTACCCGAACTAAGGGTATCAATCGTAAGGAAGGGAAGTCTGAGTTCAATGAAGTGATCATCGCCAACTTCGATCTCGTAGAATCCGAGCAGGAGAACTCAAAGATCAAGACTAAAACAAGCAAAGACATCAGGGGGCTTTCATGAACAGCATCATCTCCTGGGTAGGAGGCAAGCGCATCCTCCGTAAGAAAATACTACCGCTCATTCCGAAACATGACATTTACTGCGAAGTATTTGGTGGAGCAGCATGGATACTATTCGGGAAGAGTGCCAACAAGGAAGACTGGCAGTTGTCCAAGAAGAGCCGCTATACTGAGGTCTATAACGATATCAATGGCGATCTGGTGAACTTCTGGAGATACATAAAACAGCATCCTGAAGCGTTTGTGAC